TAGAAAAACTAATACTTATCTAAATAATAATTGGGGTAGATATTTCGATGGTTCTGGATATTGTGTAATGTCTTGCCAAGTTGCTTGTCAAGCAGCATGCCAATTGGCTTGCCAATCTTGCCAATATAATACATGCCATAATCAAAATTGTGGAGGATGGTCGTAAATGAAAATATATATCTTAGATGAAGTATTTGACTTTGCTAAGAAGATAGGTATCGTTACTAAGATAAATGATTTAGCTAAGAAAAAATACAATCCATCCACTATTCAATCAGATCTTCAATCTTATTATGATATCATGAATTCTAAAGAATATCTTGATCTCATGAGTGAATTGGAAACTAAGCTTAAAGCTGATGATATGTATTTATATAACTTATTCACTTATACTAAGATACAATCTTTCGATATCGTAGCAGAATTGTTAAATACTGTTAAGAATCTACGCGATAGATTTGTATTATTAGAAAAGAATATCTCATATAAACTATCTAGTGCTTATGAATATGAAATCCTAATCTCTTTATTCTGTGCAATGTATGAAGAAGTTGCAGAAGATGTAAGAGCTGGACTTCCTAAATATATTCATTTAGCTTACTATAACTTTGTAAGCATTAAATTCTGCACAACCCAATTATCTACTGCTGGTGATTTGGATATGTTTGATGAATATGAAAAGTTCATGCAAACTAAATTTGATAATATAAATAAATATATTAACGATAAAGATACATTACGTAATCTACGTTTAGAATTGCGTTGTGCTGCTTTACAATATCTCATTCCTAGAATGGATAGAGATGTTAAATATAAAACTTTAGCAAAGATTGAAAAACTTATTGACCCAGCTACTTTAGATTTCGATAATAAAGAAAACTCTATTGGTGTAATTTGGACTATGGAACGTCTATATGAATTATACTTCGATCTTTCTGATTATAAGAACTTCTTTAAGTGGGTTTATAAACAATATCAATATATTGATAACGCATTATTTGATAAAGAAAAATTCTTTGATGGATTGAGATATTATAATAAGAATAATATCACTGGATTTATTATCTCAATGAGACGATTCTATTATATCCAAAATCTATATCCAATCTTCAATATGGAATTTAGAAACGTAATTCAATCTGATGAAGATTTTATTACTAATCCAAACTTAGAATACACCCTATATGATACTTATGCTAATAAATTATTATTAGATAAATTTAAGAATTATGTAGATACTTGGTTTGCTAACTCTAAAGCTAAGCTAGATGATTTAGCTAAAAATGAATCTATGCTTAAGCGTTGTAAACGTATAATTGTAGATGGCGTAGATGAAGCAACTGCAATTAAGGAAACAGAAGATAAAAATAAAGCTAGTGCCACTGCAGATTATGATTCTACTGAACATCCAGAAAATACAAATACTGCAACTCCTGGTACTTTTACAGAAGAAAATCATACATCCACTGGGGATACATCTGGAAGTCCAGTTGTACCTAAATTACCAGATGGGTTTAACTTAGATCACGGTGAATTGAATAAATTAGCTGGAGCTACTGAATCTGAAACTCCTGCCAATACAGAAGCAACTCCAGATCTAAATCCAGTTCCTAAAGATCATCCAATTGCTACTGATGATTTAAGTGAAGAAGAATTAGCTGCATTAAATAAAAGTGAAGATGAATAATGTATAAAGAAATTTATCTAATGCTAACCGAGGCATGTCCTAATCGGTGTGAATATTGTTATATTAAAGGCAGAGATAATCCTGCTACTATGACATTTGATCAGATAGATAAAATTATTCAAGAAGAAAAGCCATCAAGGATATTATTCTTTGGTGGCGAACCTCTTCTTTGTTTAGATTTAATTGAAAAAACTATGGAGAAATACTATGGTAAATTGAAGTTCCAAATTGTAACTTCAACTGTAGTAAACTTCAAAGAATTTATTGATCTAAATGAAAAATATCCTATGAATGAAATCCAACTCTCTTGGGATGGATTTGCGGATAAAAATCGTGTTGATACCTGTGGTAAATCTATTGCATCTAATGTATATGAAAATATTTGGTATGCTATAGATAGAGGGTTGAAATTCGATATCAAATGTGTTATAGGGAATGAAAACGTCCATCTAATGGAGGAGATTCATAAACAATTCTTGGAATTCCAAAAATATGGAGTTTCTGGAGAATTCGTTGTTGCTCATCGTTCATTATATACTGGCAATTTCCTAGAAACTTTTAGAGAGCAATATATTAAGACCTTTACACTGGACAAAATGTATATGGATCATCTTAATAGAATTATTGCTGTACTTCAAAATGATAATTACTTTGGTTCTTGTGATGCTGGTAAATATAAAGTAATCACTCCTAGCGGATGGCAATCTTATTGTACTGCTTTATCTCAAGAAGAAACAAAATTTGGCGAAGAGCTTCTACAAAAACCATGTAATAATCCTAAATGTGATGCTTGTGAATATCGTTGCATGTGCGATGGTGGTTGTAGATATGAACGATTCTTAGAATTTGGTGAAGATTGGGAATCAAACTTCTTAGAATCTACATGTATCATGATGGAAGTATACTACAAAACCATTAAACAATGGCTATCTACTTTATCTAGATCAGATAAAGAAAGATTGTATGAAATAATTAAACGATATAAGGCTTACCAATCCGAATATCATAAGGAGATGGTTTACTGATGATTAACTACGTTCCTGAGCGTATTTACGCTAAAATAAAAGACGATCCAAGCTTTATTGAAATTGACAAGCTTGCTAAAGATAGATTTAGTAAATCTGGTACATTACTTGATGTAGTCATGTTTGATAATAATATCAAAGAAGATGATTTCATCTATAAGCAATATAATGATACTTTATATGCGTTAGTTAAAAAGTATTGTCCGGAATATGAACTTCAAATGAAGATTACTCTTGATAATGATATGACAAAGAATGATCTTTTATATTATTATGATCATAGATCTGAATATGATACAGAAACAGTTCTTTACATCTTATCTTATTTGATTAATACATCTTATCAAGATTATACATTCAACACTTATCAAAAACAATATCATGAATTATATGAAGCTCAAGATTTGAAAACAAAATATCAATTCTCTACATATATTCATTTGAAATACATCAATTCTAAAGTTGAAGACTATGCTATTAATGAAGCTCCTAAAGATGAAACTTACTTGACTAAAGTATTTGGTCTTTTGACTTCGTTATATGACGAATATAAATTGATCATTAAAGATCAAGATTTGTTGAAATATGTATTCATTGAAATCTTTGACCATACTTTAACAAATGCATATAACTTCGTTGATAATGATAGACTAATCTATAAACAACTTCCTAATATTAGCGTTCCTGAAGACATTCTAGATGGCGATTTCAAAGGAACCTCTATTAATGAACTTGGTATTCTTGATAAGAAATTTGAATTAGCATTTGCTGTTCGTAATTGGGAAGAGACAACTAAATATTATTATGAAATTTTAGAATGGATTGATAATGCTCTTTCTGAGCCACAAAAACTATTCAAGACTCTTGTAATTTATGATAAAGTTATGGCTCCAAACTTCTGTGGTATTTTACGTAGATATGTAAAATTAAGTACACAGATCTTATGTAAGTCTGGTGATCCATATCTTAGAAATATAAATCCTCAAGATCAAGAATTTATTCTAAGAAAATCTTATAGTGGTACTAAATTCTCTAATCAAGCAACTACAGATTCTTTCAACCGTTTGACTAATCATATTGATCAATGGTTTGCAAATAATGAAGTTGCTTTGACTGTGTATAAAAACTGGTACTATAATATCAGAGGAAAAGAAAATGTACAATTGCAGTAAATGCAATTTACAATCTATAAAAGATTTAACCATATCCACTCTTGAGCTTTCAATAGCCCAAGAGTGCAATATGGCTTGTAAATATTGCTATCTACACGGAAAGACTGAAAATATATCCCCATTTTCTAGATGGAATGATTTATTAGATATGCTAAAAAATATTAATATATCTAATAATCTAACTATAGGATTAGCTACTGGGGAATTATTTTTAGATTCGACAGTTGGATATGTATATAATGCAGTAAAGAAACTAAATAAGATAAATAGATTTTCTGATACAAATATATCATATAGATTATATTCAAATGGTAGCAACGCTAAGAATATAATTGATGTATTTGATTATATTGGGAAATATAATACAATGATAAGTATATCTTATGATGGTAAAGATTCTTATAGGAAATTTAAAAGAGATGCAATAGATATCGAACAGCAGTTATCTATATTATCTAAATCGGATTATAAGGATAATATTATAATTAGATATGGAATATTTGATAATGTAGAAAATATGTTTGATACTTTTAAATATATTTATAGTCTTGGATTTAAAAATATTGAGTATTATATGATGAATACATATGATGGTTATAGATCTGAGGACTTAATTAAAATATTTTCCAATCAGTTATATAAAGTTTTAAATCACTTTAATGGATCTGATTTTAATATATACAATGTAAATAAATTTCATAATTGTAAAGAACCACAAAGAACTTGTTCTTATGGTAAGACTCTCGCTGTTGGTATAAATGGTGAGCTATCTATGTGTAGTACTTCATTTGAAGGTGAATTCTTAGATGAATTATCTATAGATTTATCTGATTATGAAAAACTTCCAGAATTATATAATAAATTCGAATCAATGTATATAGAGCCTAGAGAAATGATGGACTGTAATGAATGCAACAACTTCTTATGCGAAGAATGCTGTTCATTTAAAGCCATTGGAGGGCGAAATAATTATAATACAAGAAAATATCAGCAATGTAATATTAGACATGCTGAACTTGAAGTCTATAATAGAGTACTACGATAATAACTTAATGGTAATACTCTTTATGAGTATTACCATTATATTTTCTATGGAGGTATCAAATGTTTGAACGATTTGATGCTATAGTATATAAAGTATCTGAGTATTGTAATTTAGATTGTGTTTATTGTTTCCAAAAGCATGATGTTAAAGAACGTACTAGAGGATTTACATATTTTGATGAATTAATAAAGTTACTTATAACTTTACCATTAGCCGATGACTTTGAGATTAAAGTTACTGGTGGCGAATCTAGTCTTCATTGTGATAAGATTAGACAAGACTATAAAAAATTTAAAAAGATTGAACGATATAAAGAAACTAATATCCAAATGACTACCATATCAAATGGATCTAATATAAATGGTTTAATAGATTTATGGAATGATGGAATATTAAATCCTTGGGGGTGTAAGATATCCTGGGATGGTATATATAGTGCATCTAAATCTCGTAAACCGAAGAATATTAAAGTATTTGATGATGATTACTTCAATAGAACTATAACCACTTTAGGCAAATCTGAGTATAACGATAAGGTGCTTGTTAGGACTGCATGTACACCTGACACAATAGATAATTTATATGATGCATATAAGTTTGCTTTAGATAATGGTTGTTATAAGTGGGAATACTATCCACTATCCGACTGCGATTATTACAAAGATCCAGATTTTCTTAAAAAATTTGAAGAGCAATTATATTACATTTTCGAAGAGAATGCTTTAGAAGAAAATAGAGATAAAATAGTTGCAAATGTAGACACAATGTTGTATACTAATAATATGACAGAAAAAGAAAGATTAAGATCTATTAGCTGTAGACATCTTGGTCATTTCTTACATATCGGCATTGATGGTTCTCTTTATCCATGTGGATACTTTTCTGATGACGCATTCTATTCTAATCAGACTTTAAAAATAGGGGATGTATTTACTGGTCTATATCCTGAAGTGATAGATAAATTCACCAAAGAATATAATCAAACTCCAATGTGTAGTGTAGCAGAAGAAGATGGATGTAAATGCTTCCACTGCTTCGAATGTCCAGCTGTAAGCAAATTCTATAAGAATAATTTACAGAATAAAATGAGACAACAATGTGCAATGCGACACATAGAAAAGAAAGTCTTTGAAGATGTGTATAAAAATTATGTCTTTGATGAAGATCAAATTAAACGGAATTTTACGTACGCAGAAAACTGGAACACATGATTGAGAGCCAAAGTGTATGAGAAGTTTTTATTTTTTATACAAAGGAGATCTCATAAGAATGAGTACGGAAACTATCGTCAAGAGACGACAGCTTAGGAAAAAATTTTTCCTTTTATTTCCTGCGGCAATTCCTGTTGTATACGTTTTAAAAGGAATTAATTTCATTCTTAAGTTAGTTTTGAAAAAGAAGTAAATTCTTCAAACTATGGTTATATTCCCAGTAGGTGTTAATCATCTACTGGGATATAAACATCTCGATAATGAGGTATTTATAATGAAATTTAAACATTTATATCCTGAATGTAATAATGCAATTCTAATTACAACTGATATGTGTAATTTATCTTGCAAGTATTGCTTCGAGAGTAATAAATCTAATAATATTATGACTTCTGAAACAGCTTTAGGAATCATTAAGAAAATATATAGAGATACAGGCGATCCTGAATATCCATTTAAAGTATCCTTCTTTGGAGGAGAACCTTTAATTGGTTGGAATGCCATGAAAACAATTTATGATTATTTGAATAAAAATAATCTACCATATAAAACTGGAGCAACTAGTAATCTAACTCTATTAACTGATGAAATAGTTGATTACTGGAAAAATGCTGATACTTTTATAACTGCATCAATAGATGGTACTAAGATTACTCATGACAGAAATCGTAGTAATTCATTTGATAAAGTTGCAGATGCATTAGATAAGTTAAATAAGAATAATATTCCATTTGAAGCTAGAATGACTATATCATTCGATGATATGGATAATCTATTCGAAAATGTAAAATTTATTCATCAAAGATTTAATGCTAAACGTATAATACCACAATTAGATACTAATATTTTACATATATTAAAATATCTTGGTCTAGAAGCTCAGTGGTATAAGATAGCAGATTATTATTTAGAGAATCTAAATACTGAAACCGAATTCAATTTTGGTGGAGTGTTAAGTAGATTCTTAGATTTAGATCTAACTAAGCATGACGAATGCACAAAGTGTTGTTACTTTGGGTCTAATACATCTGTAGTAGTTAACTGGAATGGTGATGTTGTATCTTGTCCAGATTCATATTTTACCGAAACAGATTGGAATATGAATTATGGTAATATTTTAGAAGATAATTTAAATCCCGAACCAAAATATGATTGCATAAAATATCAATTAGAAGCTAAATATGCTAAGAAATGTGACTTCTGTCGCTGTAAAGGTAATATATGCAATGGTGAATGCTATCTGCATATGATAGCAGATGAACGTAATGAATTTGGTCAGAAAAATGCATTCTGTCAGATGAATGAAATATATTATGATGTAGTTAAATATATCCAGAATGCCCTTAAATAATGGAATTAGCCCATAGGCAGTCATAGCCTATGGGCATAACATTTCAGTAATTAAATAGCGTGAAAGGAGTTAAATATGCCTGATCGTGGTAAATATAAATATAATGATCCTCCTTATGTAACTGAAGGAGTTAAGATCGGAGATGAATTTGCAACTCAAGCTAATAATCTCGTAGATGTAATATATAGATTAAAAAATGAACTTAATGATATCAATCATGTTTGGGAAAACCCAGATGAGCATTATGATAGATATTATCAAGAGAAGCATATCGATGGTGATAATAGAAATTGGCATAATGATACAAAGAATAGAACTGTAACTCCTTCTAAACGAGGTCAGAAGTTGACAGTTGATAATATGAATGTATTAGTATTATATGCTAATAAAATTAAGGAAAGTCTTGGACATCTTCCTGCTAATTTATATACAGATATTCCAGAATTAACTTATGGTAGTAAAGCTAGTATTGAAACTTTCAAATTAATTGAAAATAATATTAATACTATTAGTAGGCATCTTAATAAAATATGGAATCAATCTTTTGATACTAATGGTTATTGTATTAAACCATGTCAAGTTGGTTGCCAAATAGGTTGTGAAATTGCAGCTCAAGCACCGGACATGAATGGTGCTAATATTTATCCTCCTAATATAGGGATTGAAGGATTCTATTATGCATGGCCTGGTAGATATTATTCTTCTAGACCAGATCCAGATCCTAAAGGATTTATGAAAATAGTACGTGTAAACTCTCCTTTAGAACAAGAAAGTCTTTATAGTAGTGGTAGAGTTTTTGATTCATATTCTGGGCTACCATATACTCACATATTTGGAGTAGTCAGTGAAGAATTAGAGCGACGTATTAATAATTATAATTGGGAAAGATATCAATATAATCTTGCTCAAAAGAATTCCAATAAATGGCCTAAATATTATAAACCATATTATTCATCTAGATGGTTATCTTATGTATTACCAGTAGACATCGACAATTGGTTAGATCCAAATAAAGTAATAGACCATCTAGAAGTTGATAGAAATGGTGCTCATAATTATTACAGAAATATGCCTAAGCATATTCAATCAGATAATAACTATGATAAATATGTATTTGTAGATTATGATACTGATTATCTTATTGATTCAGATGAACCAAGATATCAACGATATAAAAAGGATTATTATCTATACGTTAAATATCCTAAGAAAAATGGTACGTATAAATACCCAGTACGGAAAAGTTATGACGACTGTGGCGGGTGTGAAAATAAATAGAGGTTATATAAATGGCAAAATTAAGAGACACGAATGTCAGAGACCGCTTAGAGGTTGTTGGTAGTATAACCTCCGGTGGTAAAGAAGTTTCTAAAGCTGGTCACTCTCATAGTTTATCAGAATTATCTGGTATTAATGAAGCAGTAATCGAGCTAATGAAGAAAAATACTGCATATAACTCTGAAAGATTAAATGGATTAACCTCCGATGAATATCTAAAGAGTAAAGGATATCAAGAGCTTATTGTATTAGCAGATATGGAATATCCTAATATTAAAAATTTGTCAATGGTTCTAAATAATAAGAATACATTTAGCATATCTGCTATTAAGTTAGAATTATTGATTAACTATTGTCCAGTAAATATGACATTATATCTAACTGCTGATCGTGGAGCTACATATGTAGATCAAGCCGATAGCTATGTATCTAGTAAACTAATTGGCTTTAGATTTAAAGTTCAAAATACCGGAGACAAATTCAGTCTTTCTATAAATAATATTGATGTATTTACTGCTAAGATTGTAAAATTCTCAGTAATCAACAAAACTTCTACAGGTATTAATATCCCTGATGTGACACAATTAAAGACTAATTTAGTTGTATCTACTCCTGCAGGATTTAATGAATCCGAAGGGGAACTTATTAGAATTAGACCAATAATGAATTATAACTCTATTTCCATTAATGGAATGAGTAAATCTTTCATTGCTACTAATTTTAATATGAAACGATTCTATGGTAATTCTAATGCATCTACCTTTGCATATTATCCAGTATTAACTGACTGCATTTGTGTTGGCGATAAAACTGGTAATGTAAAAGTATTTGATTTAAGAAATAAAACAGCAATTAAAGTATACGATCTAAGTAATGGATCTATTAACTTTAGATTTACAGATGTAAATAGTAAAGATTTTGATTCTGCTACTAATTTATTAATTGATGCTGGTTCGGTATTTAATGGTCAATATAATATATTAGCATTAGGTAATACAGAAAATAATTTCTTCTATCCATATGGCTGTATTGATCGTTTAGATGATGGAACTAGAAGTCTTACATTTAATAATGTAACTGATATTCCAGATTGGGTATATGCAATTAGAGATCATTATCGTTCTCTTCTTGGGTTGTCCCCATTAGTTAAATTAACTGGTAAAATTAATGGAGTTGCATATAATGGCACATCTGATATTGAAGTACCAGCAGCTAAATTAAAAACCCCAGTGAATATTAATGGCGTTCAATTTGATGGCACTAGAGATATTACTATTACTGCTAGAGCAAATGGTGGTAATGCCGATTCTCTTGGTAATTTAAACGCAAGCCAATTCGTTAAATTAACTGACGTTGGTAATGCTGCTAATAAGATTGTAAAATATAATGATAAAGGTCAATTAGAATGGCCTAATGGATATAAAGAATACTTTGAATAAAACAGCTAAAGATAGTACTATCTCGTATAGTACTATCTTTAAATATTTAATGGAGACTTAATATGGCAAAGCTTAATATAAAACGTGTTATAGAAAGTCCTGATGGAAATAAAGAATATCTGACTTTATATACTACTTTAGAAGAAGTAAATGGTCTCGGTAAAGCATTTGAAATACCTAATATTGGGAAAGCATATTATGGTATTGGCGAAGTTACTGATCCTCAAGCTTCTGCTAAAAAAAGATTTAATATTAATGGTACGGTTATGGCCGCACTCAAAGAGGTTACTACTAGATATTATAGTAAATACTTCTTATGCGATATTGGCGATAATGATATCGTATTACCTCCAGATGCTATCAGTGTAGAATATACATTGATTGGTGCTGGATCTGGTATGGCAATATTTAATAATCATATTTATTATAGTGAAAATGATGCTAAAATAAATGCCACTGATTATAATAAATTTGTAAAAGACATCAATAAGATTTATCCTAATGGTATTAATGGTGGATCTATTTTATCTGGATCTGCAACCAAATTATCATTGGTGAATGCCGATGATTCTGTAAAAGAAGTAGCAACTGCTAAAGGCGGAATATTAGAAATATATTCGGCTAATCTTTCTACTCCAACATCTAAAACCACTAATAATTTATTATTCGATGCTAATAAGATAAATCTTGATAAAGAAGTTTTAGAGTTTAAAAATACTGCTAACTCCAAATATCAACCTGGTATTATTAATAAACTTATTGGTCATACTGTTAGCAGAAATAATTCCGTATCTGAAGATACTAGTAAAGAGCTTCCTATAAATATAGGCAACGAATATGAATCTCTAATTAAAAATAGATTAGGGATCACTGATAAAGATATAAATTACTTTATACCTTTACGTACAAATAAAGGCTGTACTGTTTACAACAAAATGGGGCCATATATAAAAACTCTTTTAAGTTATAGTAAATCAGAAAATACTGATCAAAAATCTATTCTTTCCGCTATCGGCACAAACTCTGCAAACTATTTTAAAGGGTTAATAAACAATGAAACGATATTTCCAGGTAAGTTTTTATCTAAGCATCTAAATGGATTTAAATTAACTAATGATGATATTGGAGAAATTCCTCAATTACCAAAAATAATAAATCCAAATTATACTGAAAATTATACATTTAATGAATTTGGTTTAAATGTTGATAATGAATCAGAATTCTTCAATAAGTTATTTACAAATTCAGTAGATACTGGTTCTATAAATGGTAATGAAATATATTATTATAGTGATAACTCTGGAGTAGTATCCAAACTAAAAGCATTAGCTAAAACAAATATAAACTCCAATCCAAGAACTGATGGATTTATTAATCAATTCTATAAAAATATATCTACTCGTGCTTTTAATACTGATGCCATCGGTGGGAAACGTATTAAATTTAATGGAGTTACCACTTCTTTCAATAATCTTAATAAATACTTTGATCAAGATACTTTAAATTGTGAATTCACTGTAGGTAGTAATCTTAAATTAGACTACTCATTCTACTTTGGTCAACTCCAAACTTTCTTTAATGAAACAAATGACAAATATGATTTTACAAATGATGACACCTTCTACAAGTTTAATCCGTTTAGTGCTGGCTGTATTATGGGCACTCAATCTGAAGTTGTAAAAGGTATAGTCAATGTAAAAGGTCGCAAAGCTATACGTTTAAGTATTGGTGAGCATGGCAAAATTTATAATAATAAAATAGGACTAGATGCTAACGATTATTTCAAAGATATCGAAGCCAATGGGTTTGCTATTATTAAAATTAATTTTACTTCTAATGCTCTATATACTGCTAGTGATGAACAATATCTAAATAATCTTAAATATAGTTTGAATAACGAATATAATTCATATGCTGCTATATCTAAAGATAAATTACCTTTCTATGGTACGGTGAATGCATTAACTTGCCGTGAAACCATTTCTGGTAATAAATCTAAGATGTCCCCGAAATATACAACTGGCCAAATAATGAATAAGGCCAATGGGGGTAACACAAGGATAAATAGATTTAATCCTATAATTGCTGATACTTCAGAGGATGCAATATTCTCTAATTTCTATCCAAATGAAAGTGGTTTCTTATTGGACTTAAATAATGAAATTATTTATCCATCTGCTATATATAATATTCATGATATAAGCCCAGTTAGATATAATCCTTTATATACTAAATATATATCATATTCATCTTTCTATAATACTGAAAGTCCTAATAATTTTAATAATTTTATTAGAATTATGGAAAGTGATTCTGCTAAATATTTATATTCTTTAAGTAATATTAAAGATTATGATATTCAGTATTCATCTTCAAATCTAATAAGAAATAATGATTTATTCTACATTAATTTTAGTAAATCTAAAAATTTAAGATCTATTTATTATATTAAGAGTAAATCTAAATTAACTGTATTAGATTTACGTAGTATAAAAGGTGATTTAAGTTTAAGCAATATCGTTCCAGATGGTGATGTAAAAGTTTTATTTAATCATCAGGCCACTTTAAATCTATCAAACTTCCTTAAAGATCTTAAGGGTGATTTTATTGCAGATCCTGCTATTCCAGAAACTTGTATCTCAAACTCTATAAGTAATACAAATGCATTATCTACTGCATTTAATAATGCTCAAAATATTAAAGATTTAAGCATGCATGAAATTAGGAATGATAGAAATTATAAAAATCTAGCATTCAATAATGTTTATACTAACTGCTTAAATCTAACCCATACTACTAAGAATTTTAATAAATTGGTAGAAAAATCTACAGATAGTACTAATTTCTCTATGCTATTCTATTCATGTAAGAAATTAAATCAAGATGAGATGCTAATAGATTTTAGTAAGCATACTGGCAAATTAAATATGTATGCAATGTATTATAATACATCAATACCAGTAATAAATGATACTATTGATTATAGTAATCTTGCAAATGGTTCATTAATGTATGCTAAAACTACATTAAATCATCCTCTCAATAATGAAAAAGTAGCAAGATTTCAGTTTACTGACAAAATGGCATCAATCTTTAGTGAAACTACATTTAGTGATATTAATTTTACACAAAAATTAGTAAGTAAATATAATACATTTGCTACCGATACAAATGTGAAAAATCTAAATGTATTTAAGAACGCAATATTCCCTAGTGATCAAGAAAATAACCCAGATTTAGTTTATAAGCTACGCTGTAAATATAATAATCATGGTAAAATTAATACAGATGCAAAATTAGAATTTGAATATACAGAACCTATCACTGATATTACAAATGATGATATGGGTATGAAAGATATGACTATGGGTTATGATTTGAAATTGCTCCAATCAAATAAGTTCATTGATAGTGTAACAAAAGTAACAGCATCATCGATTTTCCCAATGGTTAAATCTAATATATTTAATATGAAATTTAATAGATTGATACCAGGTCCTCGTACAGTCGATACAGAAACAAACGTTAGATTTATTCTTTCAGAAAAAGCTACAGATGTTAAACTTTTAGGACCACTAGTGCCAGGATTTAAAGATAAATATCATGCTGAAGTTTATGGTATTAATAAGAATTTTGAATTAACGTCAAATTCTACATATGAAAATATTGTAAATACTCTAAGCAACGTCTATGGGGCAGCATGCTCTTGTATGTATAATCCAAATGAGTATCAAAAAAATAATGTTGGCTTATATCTTTCTGATGGGCCAGATAATTATCATACAATTCATGATAGTGTAATTTATTATGATAGACAATATCCAGTTAATATAAAAATATTTTATCAGCAATATAAAGATGATCAAGGCACTCCAGCAAATAATGCTGAACTTAAAAAGGAAATTGCTAATATAGATAATGTAAAATTTATATCTACATTTACGGTTGCTGATAATATAAATGGAAATAAGACGTCTATTTTTATTACCAACAATAATGATGAACAAGAACGTATTGATTTTGATAATTTTACAAGCAAAGGAAAGAAAATCCTTATAGTAATTTCTAATGGTCAAAATAAAATTGTAATAACTCTTTATAGGGTGAATACTACTAAATACGTAGTATTGTATGATGAAAAATGTAAGCTTAAATGGGCCCCTGTATACTCACATTACGATATTTCATTCCACCCAAATCGGGATTATACTGATGAATCTTTAAAATCTAAACCTAGAACTACACCAGTTCCTACTAATGAATGCACTATAACATTTAATACTAATTCACTAGATAGAAATGCTTTAGGTGAATTACAAGAATATATTAAATGTGTAAATTATCGTAGATCTAAACCAGTCCGCGCTATAATTAAAGTTAGAGATAAAGATAACTGGGATAAAATATTAGCAACTGAAACAATTTAAGGAGAATTCTTATGAGAAAATATGCACAAATCTTCCATGGTGAAGTAATCTATATTATTGACTCCTTTGCATCTTTAAGTGATCTAAGAGAACACTTTTCTGAAGATACATTATGGCTTGATGTAACTGATGTAGAAGATATTGAAGTCGGTTATATTCAGTTTGTAGATAGAGATGGGCGAATTACATTTAGACCTGGTGTTGATAATGAATTTGAATCTTTATCTGAATCTGAAAAAATTAATGTAATGATCTATGCGGCTAAAGTAAAACGGGATGAATACCTTGACGAATTAGCTCAATCTAAGAGATATTTAGATGCACGTGACTGCTTTGATTACGATTATGGCATTTATTCTGATGGTCATAAGCTAAAGGATCTTAAGTTTAAATTAGATCAATTTATCTTAGATAGAGTTCCTAGTTTAATATCTTTAGATGCTGCTAGGAATCTAGATTTTAAATCTGAAGCTAAAAGATTAGAATTTGAATGATAAAAAGAAATACCCCATAGGAGTTGAACTCCTATGGGGATTATATTAGAATTTCATCAAATGATGATTTATCCATGTAGCCTAAAATATACATATTACGTCTTAAAGATTTTTAATCAATATATCCAGAAGGAGTAACTTCTTTTGGATTATATATTATTATTGTGATTCATATATCTTATATTTATCTTAAGGAGGAAAAGTATATGAAAATTTTTAGCGTATGTGCAAGAGTAGACTACAATGGTCAAGATGTTATCGACTTAGGTTTATTTAAGTCCTCTAATGCTGCGTTATTAGCAATGAAAACATTTATTGATAATCATGTTAGATCCGCTAGTAAAATTAGTATAGAGCTATTTACCTTTAGCGATAACACTTTGAACGATGATGCTAGTCTTCCATATACGACTACTGATCTTATGTACAATCCTAGTACTAAGAAGTATGATGATCTAAATCCAGTATTATTTGTATGATACTGGTAGGAGGGGGAAGTTAATCTCCCTCCTTTTATTTTTTTTTAGAATTTCATCATTGGATAGAGATTGATGTGATCTGGATGAATATGTGGATCATTTGAACTATATACTTCTGAAGATCTAGATGCATCAAACTTCAACTTTTTACCAAAGTATTGTTTGTTGAAAGTTTCCATATTTGCACCAGTATTAGTTGGATCACTATCTTTGACAAATGCACCAGATGCTTCTTCTATACCGATTTGACCGCCAGTACGAATAGCCATTTCGCCAGTAATTTTAGGAGCACTAGAAGTGACATAATTACCAATATCTGGAGTATCTACATCAGCTTTTAAATATACATATGTATAGTTTGGTAAGAAGAATTTATCAGTGCCAGATTTTCTAAATAGACCCCTTTTATTTACATCAGTAGTCCAAAGACTATTCTTTTCAGCAAATTCATAAAGTCTAGGATATCTAGCTATAGTAACTTCTGCACCATTAGCCATTACATACCCATCTGGTTTATAAGGCAATAATACAAGTTCACCAATAAGATGATTATCATCTTTATCGAAATATTGTACTGTAGAATTACCTTCTAGGTTAATAATAGAGCCTATAACATTGCTATTATTTTTCAATGTAGTAGCATTATTATTATTTACAAAAACTGCATTATTAGATACAACTTGGTATGCTTTTCCTTCATAGATGAATTTTTCACCTTTGACAAATTTAGCATTAGTATTCCAAATTCTATATCCACTTTGCATTTCAATAGCTTTAATTAGAGTTGTGGCCATGGTTTCTACACTGCTATTAGCAGTTTGCGCAATCTGTCTAATAGATTCCATAGTTTCACTTACGGTAGAAACATTAGCTAATTCTAACCAGTCATTATTTGATTTATTATCTAAAGCAAATTTAAGAGTTTTTGTTGCTCTATTATAACCAAATTGACCAGCAAAGTTAGGAACTCCACTTAGATTACCACCCACGTTGAAGTGGTCAACAGAGAGCCAACCATTTTGGCCATCGGCTATATAATATTGAACTCCACCATAAGGCGCCCAACCTGGAGCAATTTGACCTTTAGTGATACCACTCAATTTAGGTGGAGTTACATAAGGTCTAAATATAGTATTACCATTAGATGGAACTACAGTTGTATTCCAGTTAAATGGAGTATTTACTAGAATTGTACCACCACCAGATGTATTCATTACATAGTATATATTGTTAGCGGTATTTGTATCGCCACCTACAGTGATATTAGAGTTAGGACTGGTAGCTAAACCAGATCTAGCACTACCATTTAGTGTGATATTATTACATACTACATTAGAGCCATCTGTTACAGTAATATGAGTAAATCTGTCTCTTAGAACTACACTATTATTAAAAGTACATCGCTCAAATCTACCATTAGTATTACTCATGATTACGTTGGAATAATCAGTATCAGATGCTACAGTAGGATATACTTTAAATTGGATATTTTCAAAGCCAACATATTTAGAATCTTTAATGATTAATGGCGGTAAGAATACATTACCACTACCATCACGCTTGAATTCTAAATGGCTTTGAAGATTTTTAATTACAACTCCAGTTCTTGTACCAGAGTCTGCAAAATCATTTAAATGATCATCGCCAGTATAGTCACCAGATTTGATATTAACATTTATATCACTATAGTTATTGGAGTGAACAAATCTAATTACATCACTTAAATTATTAAATGGTGTTTCTTTATCACCAGTTCTATAATTTCCAGTATACGATTGATCTAAATAGATATCTAATGCAGAACCCTGCATATTTACACCATCGCGTAATAACTTAGAGTTATAATTAACACTATTATTTTTAGAAGTATATGTAATTTTGATATCTTCTACCTGATCACCGAGGCCGTAAATATTAGCGCCAAGCTCAGATAAAGTAACTTGGTAGTTATGACCAACTGTATTACCACGAAGTTGTTTAGCATTTGCTGTAACTACAACGTCAGTAGGGCTAATTTTACGATATACTGCTGGCATTTCAGTAATACCATGATGATGAGATTTAAGTAAATCTACATTAGATGGCACATACTTAGCAGTATTTTGCATGCCTTCAGTTAAGCAATCACCTTCTAAAACTACATTACGACCAATATAGCTAACTAATAATCCGATAGATAAGTTATTATAGTTATTATTAGCTTTATTGCCAGTTCTATAATAATCATAATCTGCTTGGGAGTTATTATAGAAAGTTAATTCAGCGCCATTAAAAGATTGCAACCCGTTAGGAGCAACTTCACATGGTATATTATTAGATGCACATAAGTTATTATATTTATTATATAAACTTTGCAATACTGACTGACTAATACCATTTGGGCCACTAGTAAATGCAGTTTTAGATACATCTGGAAGGTATACTTTTTCTACCTTTTTGCCAGTAATTAATTTTTCTAAATTACCATAATGATCGGCATGGAAATGCGTAATCAAAATAAATTTAAATTTAGTGATTTGATTTTCATCCATGCATCTTGTTATGGATTGGAATGATTGATTAGATTCACTAAAGCAATCAACTATAAACCAATTAGTATTATCGATCCCTACGATAGTACAATCACCCAAATCAGTTTCCGCACCATATTTAGGGAAGATAACACTTAAAGATTTTTCATCAGCTTTTTGTATTTCTTTTTTGAATGCGGCTAATTCATTTCTGAAATTATTTACAGATTCATCTAATTCAGGGCGATAGATAGTTACTTGATTATTAGAGCCTCTACTACGAGAAACTTTATAAACAACTAACTCGAATGTATCGCCTTTATCAGCAGAATAACCTAATAAAACTATAGATTTAGAGGTTTCACTAAATTTATAGTTAATACCTTCTGTCAATCTAATACCATCTTGGAATACTTCTAATTTATCAGTACCAGGATTGTAATTTAGTGCATCAAATTTGATGCTAGACTCACCATCAGCAGCCGCAGTATATGTATAAGTAGTACTATCAATTAGATATGGCATACCATTTGTTACATATAACCTATTAGACTTAGAGTCAAATTGTAATGATAATTCATCATTAGCTTTAATTTGACCAGATTTTACTGGATTGGCACCAACAAAGATTGGATAAGATACTCCACCAACCGTAATTGTGGCATTATCTGCAACGTCAGCATGGAAACGAGTTAATAGGATATTACCATCGATTAGTTTATAATCATCAGATAAGTTAGTTCCCATATGGGAATTATCATCTTTAGTAGTACAACGGATAACGATAGCACTTCTATCCATTAAGTTAGCCATTACATCATATAGACCTTTAACTGCTGCACTTGTAGCAACTGCAGTAGTATCATTAGTCATATAGTCATTGCTATATTTAACCATTCTATCGATAGGAATAGTACCTTTAGCTATATATGCACCATCAATGAAGTTCATTGTTTCAAGCTTAGGAGCTTGAGTATTATAAATGAATTGGAAGTTGATAGTACGGTTAATATCTACTTCTTCTTGGAAAGTAATAGTATTATTTTCCACAGAATAACGGTTTGGATAGATTTGAACTGTACCAATATATACAAGCATAGCATTAGGATAATTAAAGTATCCTTCAAATGGTACAGGGATATTGAAAGTTTTACCTTTCTTAGTAACTACAATAGAATCAAAAGAAGAAGAAATATGGGAGATTTGTCTAACTTTAGATTCTACAGTTTCACCATCATCAGTATAAACCTGAGATGCAATTGTTAAAGGAGCGAATCGTTCTTCGCCTTTAACTAAAGTTGTTGGAGTGATATTCTTATAATCACCAATAACTTTACTAATTTCTTGGGATGCAATTACATTATTCCAGTTCTTTTCTTGAGTCCAAGTATAAAATAATTGAGTTCCCTTCACATAGTATACTTTGCCGGCACTAGCTTTATCATTATTAGATAATTTAAATCTGTCGGCATCTGTATCTAAAGCTACAAAAGAAGAAGTTTTAAAACGAATGTCATAAGCAACGTCATAAAATGCTTCATTTGTATCATTTGTTAATATAAACTGACCTTCAGTAATAGGGACCTGGGATAGATCGGCCCGATTAGAAGGTGTAAATTTTAAAGTCGCCATCTAAATAAACCTCCAGATTAATTATCGATATTTGCGTCTTTACCTACAAAGGTAGGAGAAACATTACAGAACCAGTTGATACCACCATCATAAGAATTAAGTCTAACTAATTGAGCTTCATTATTCTTACTAGGAATGATACGTTTAGGTAACTTGAGTTCAATACCGTCTTTACGAGTGATATGTACATTGAATGCTTGAGCCCCAATATTATGAGGGCTAAGAATCAAGATTATTTCTTGAGTTGTATCAGATACGGCTTTGATGGTAAATTGAGGTTCAGCTGTATCTAATAGGAAGTTGTATACAACACCAGGAGTGATTTCTTTAGAAACACCGCCAGCTAGATTAACTTGAGATTCTTGTCTTAAGTTATTTCTATTATTATTAGCAGCTTCAAGAGCTCTAATTTTAGGCAATGGATCTTCAGCAGATAATAATCCATTTACTTTAGATTGTAATTGTGCGAAGCTATTAGTTAATGTATTTGTAGTTTGTTCAACTTTCAATACATTTTGTGTTAAGTTAGGAATAGCTTCCAATGCAGTAAGTCTTGTTTTATAAGAAGTTAAAGTATCACCAATATTCAAGTTATCATATGCATCAATACGTGCACCTAAAGCATCACGTGCTTGAGTATTAGTAGCATTATATTTCTTTAATTCTTCTAATTCACTATTAACCAATCTAGTTCTAGTTTCAATACCATCAGAGATAGTAGAAACTTTTTGTTTCAATTCATTAATAGTGGCAGTATTGTCACCAGCTTGCTCTAAGGTGGATACTTTTTGTTGTAGAATACTAATCTGAGGTCCATAATCTGTTTTAGCTTCAATTTTATCAACCTTACCTTCAACAGTTTTAACTCTAGCAGTCAAGTCTTCTTTTGCTTCTAAAGCAACAAGACGTTTCTTAGCATCATCGATACCAGTTGTAACAGCTTTTACATTATTAATTGCAGATTCAATTTTGCCATTAAGTCCATCAGCTGTTGTTTGAGCACGAGTAGCAGTTTCTTTTGCAGTATCAACATCTCTTCGTAAAATAGGAAGATCTGCATATTGGTCTGCAGTAATTTTAATCTTAGCTACATCGTCTTGAAGTTTCTTAAATTTCTCTGCATCTGGAGGTGCAGTTTCTTCTAAGTGACGTACACGATCTACGATATCAGTATCTGTACGAGCTACCCATTTAACTACATTACCATCTTTAACTGGGTAAGTATTATTATTTGCACTTTTAAATCCATTAATTTCAATATTACCATCAAAATTAGAAATGGAATCATTATCGAATTTGATTTGAGGAACCCGATAACGCTTATTAGGTTCATCTAAAGTTTTAAGGTTAAATTCAGATAATTGTTTAATATATTCGCCTAGGTTTACAACACCTACGCCTTTGATATTGAATGTATAGTTAGATAGGTCTACATTCTTCTCTACTTCTTTTAGAATTAGTTCTGTTATATCAAAGATAACAGATTTATCTTCAGCCGAAACTACATATAGCTTACCCTTTTTATAGTCAAATAAGATTTCTTTCTTCTCTGCCATAAAACGAGAGTTATAATCTAATGCTATAAGAGGGACACGAAGACCATTATAGTTGGAAGTTGCCATTATCGTTTACCTCCTTGAAAAGTTAGATAATTACATTAATGTTCAAAAATAGAGCTAGGACACAAAAGGCCCTAGCTCTATAGTTTTGAACTTAATTAACCATTTTTATTTATAATAGTATCACCATCATGAATAATAACTTTATCGATATCAATGATTTCATTTTCATCATCAAAGTCAATTTCAGGTAATGGCTTATTGAATACTGGTTTATCTTTTTCTAATATAGCTTCTTCTTCGGAAATTACATGAGATAAACTTGGGTCTCCAACTAATTCGCTATTCTTAGGCTCTACATTTAGTTTTTCATAATTAATATGAGGGTTAGCTAAATGATCAGCATTAAGAGTATTAGCAATATACATATTCTTATTGAAGGTATTTACATCTTCTACAGCTGTAGTGAATGAAATACCAGCGGCACCATGTAACTTCTTATTTTCATATCTAGTCATATCTAATTGAGTAGATGTAGTTTGAGGAGTTACAAAGATTGTATAGCTTTCCATTGGTTTAACTTTGATATATGTAGTAACCTCTTCAGGAATAGTACTGATGCTTCTGGAAGCAGATACACCATTAGCCAATAGATAGTTAAATCTTTGTCTATATGTAGTATTATTACCAGAGCTATCAATTACATATGTATCTGTAGGTTCTACGAAACCAACTTCAGTTGTACCAATAGCAAACTCTGTATGATCTGTAGCAAACAATAATTCACTACCACCAATAACAGTATTTAACAATGTAGAATCATATTCATTGGCAATTCTGTCGTAGAATTTATTTACATCTAGATCTTCTATATTACCAGGCTCTGGAATTGGAGCGGTAGAGAAGTCAATGTAATTATATCCACAGAATTGGAAGCTTGATGAATATCTATCAATATGATTTGGATCACTATCTGTAGGAGTACTCTTATATCCACTACACATTGTAAGAATGATTTCAGCTACATTATCAGGGCAAGTCCAATAGAATTCGCCTTGGTCAGTAAATGGCTGATTATATTCAAGCATTGTATTATCACTATAGATTTCAGCAAAGTCTTCAATATATTCATCAGCTACTCTTGTAGTATCACCTTTATATAAAACTACTGCAGAATGTCTATCAGAGTCAAAGTTAATTCTATAAGGTAGATTATATTGAGGTAAATCAGTCTTGCATAAATTATATGCAATATTTACAAATCCATTTTCAGGAACTCTGATTCTATATTTTAAACCAGGGTAAACTTTCACATTAGTAATTACTTCTTTATGATAGTAATTTGGTCTGAATCTACCACGAGTAATTTCATTATCATTTAACCGTTTAGGAATAAATGATGGTGTGAAATTATTCTTATCTAAATCAAGATTTGTAGAATAAGGTTTATCTAATGGAATACTAGCTTTAGTCAAGTTAGTATACCCAATTACTTTTTCTACATAATCTGCAACTTGAGTTGGTAATACGTAACTAATACCACCGTATTCAATATCAGAATCTGTAAAGTATCCAAGAGTTTGCATTGCTTTAGTAATTGGTTTAATACGTCCAGCGGATGCAATTGTTTTTACATTAAGTAAAGATACACCTTTAGGAACTACAAATGTATACTTAGCAGGAGAGATATATCTATGAGTAGTTGTAGCTAATTCATAAATAGATCTATTTTTCAATGTAGTTGTATCATAAGTATAAACAAATGGTAAACCTTTATTTATACCATTGCCTAAATAGTGAGTTCTAATAATATCATTAATGATAGCTTCTTGAGAAGTATCTGGAACTATATGACCTTCAAGATCTGTAATATTATTATAGATATTGAATAGTTTATTGATATCTTCATTAGAAACTTGGTTCATAATAATATCATAATCAGAGTTAATATTTCTATAAGTATATAATTCAGGAATAGATGGAGTGTAATCGATCAATACTGTATTGAAACGGGTTTGAACGTCACTCTTAAGTCTAATAATATTATTAGCAATATCCTTAATATTATCTCTATCAATTTTCTTACCATTGATGTATAAGAAATAGAGATTGCTATTCATAGGATGCTCTAAATCAACTCTGTTTAGATAGATATATCCACGTTCATTAATCAATGGATGTTGTACATCTTCTCGATCTAATGATTTATTGGATTGGTTTGCAATATAGAAATATAAGAATGATAATTGTTGACCTTTAAGAAGAGATTCATCGTAGTTTAATAAGTATAACTTATTATTGTCAACGTCAATATTATATCTTGTAGGATCTAGGTAAGTTTGATTTGCAAATACCATTACAGAATTACCTTGTTTGAAGTAGTTTCTATATGGTAAAGGAATATCAAATTCCATTTGATTATCTACAATAGCATCAACGTCAATAATTTCTTTTTGAATTACTACATAGTCAGAATCAATTAAAGTGAATGTAACTTGACGATCAGTCGTAGTTACAATATTATCATCAATGATAGTTAATGTATTATTCGTTTTAGAAATTGTATATTGAGATTCTCTAATAAAAGTAGAACCAACAGTAACAAGAATCTTTTTATCTAATAGCATAGAATCTGTCCAAGGAATATTAAATACTCTTTGTCCATTTTCAGAGCATACTACTGATTGTGTTTTGAAAGTAGCATATTTAGAAGTATCGGCAATCTTACCAATAGTTGCAGTTTCAGAATCAATTTCTTCAAGATATGCAAATATAAATGTAAGAATACGTCCTTCTGGAACTCTATCTTCATTACTTAAGAATCTAAAGTCATTACCATCGATTTCAAATCTACGATTATCAATATAGGTATCACCGATTACACAGAAGAACTTACTTTCTTTTCTGTTATAATCATGGAATAACTTAGGTAATTTAAATACCATCTGACCATCTTGATCTGCACGAACTTCTTCGATAGCAGTTTTTACAGACAAGTTTTTGCCAGTGATAAAGTTGAATACTAATTCTTGTCCTCTATCTAAACCTTCAGTGGTAAGTAATTCAACAGTCTTTTCTTTTTTATCAACGTAATATTCATTGCTATTTAAGAATACGCCATTCTTAATCAAGAAGAAACTATTATCATCTTCGAAGTATTTAGTATATGGTAAAGGAATACTGAATTTAGTTTGATTAGAAATTGTAGCTCTAACTGTAACAGCAGTTGTACTTACTTTATTCTTATCATTAGGATAAATGAATACAAATACTACAGCTGTACCTTTAGCGAGACCTGTATTAACATTTAAGAATCTGATAGTTCTGGTCTTTTCATTGATAATATATCTATTAGGATTTACATATAACCCACGATATGAAACGAAGAAGAAACCATTGAATCCTTCAGGATAAGGAATTTCAAATTCTAATTGATTATCTCTTTCAGTAGTAACGAATCTAGGATCTACATTAAGTACATCTTCTTCTTCGATACCGCCATAAGGATTAAGATCAATATTTTTATTGTAAATGAATACAAATGTTAATTCACGACCATAATCTACATAATCATCAGGATCAGTAAATACGATCTTACGGCCAATTACGTTATATCTAGATTGATCTACCATAACGGAGCCTCTCATTAAGAAGAAGCTTTCGCCATTTAGTAATTGAGATCTAGATGGGTAAGGAATACTAAACATTGGTTGTTTATCTATAGTTGCTCTAACTATAACTACATCAACTTGGTTAGAACGACCAATATCTACATAGTTAAAGTCATAAGGTAAATAGAAAACATCTATTGTATCGCCAGGTTGAGCCACTCTACGGACATGGATACATACTTCAGTGGAGGTATTTTCCACTTGAGGTACAATTACCCTATACATGTCTTTTGTAAGCATTCTATTATTATGGAATACTACAAATCGTTCAGTATTGAGGCAAGGAATAAAGTCACGGCTAAAGAAATAACGAACTGTTGGTTTATTTACTTGGAAGTGAGCATATTTGAATTGGTTTTTAGCAGCCATATAAATGGTCTTACCATAATATGCAGGATTAGTAAATGTAATTCGTTTATGATCTTTATCAACTTTATATTTAACGTCAAAGATAGTACGTTTATTGAAGTTTAGCTCTTTATAGATATGATCTTCAGTATAGTTAGCAAATACCATCAAGTCATCATATTTAATTAGAGTATTTTCAATACTATTATTATCTTCAGTACAGTTTACTTCAATAAAGTTATTATTAACTCCAGTGAAGTAAACAATTTCAAATGTATTATAATCTGCAATCTTAGAGATTTCAGTATCAGTTAATGGAACTTCAAAATCAGCTCCAACATAGCGAATTCTATGATAGTTATCCCATAGTTCACCATCTTTATGAATCATTACATATACATCAGGACTCTTATGGAATCCACGAGGCATTCTTAATACATTATTAGAAATATTTTGCTTAAATTCAGCACCAGTGAATTGACGGCTATGAATTTTAAGACGTTTCTTGTATAAATCATTGAATAACTTAGAGTTATATCGACTTATATATCTAATACCAGAGTTTACATTATCTTCATACTCAGTATCGCCTTTATATTTGAAATCGAAGTCTCTACCTAGAGCAGTTGTATCTAGTTGAGGCATTTCATTTTCTTTTTCAGCTACTAAGTGTTTAAGAAGAGTTGTATTTTCAGGAATAGTAATATTACTTAAGTTATGGTTAGTAATATCTCTATAGAAGTATTTGATATCCAAATCATAATCGATTGGATCTCCATTATTCATAGAAATTAAGTTAAGATTCTTAACTTCTGGATCTAGATCTTTATCAAATAAAGAATTCTTCCAGCATAAGAAGTTATTATTAGTTAACTTGAATTTAGAATTTACTCCTAGATCGTAGTTAACTAATTTACCACCATTAAGAGTTTTGATGTTACCATAAGTAACACCCATCTTTTCAGTATCTAAACTATAAACAGTTGCACCGAATCCAGATAGTGTACCATCATCAGCGAATCGGAACAATTCTTGATA